CTAGAACGCCGCAAACAGGTAGTGGGCTACGGCGAAATGGTCAAATGGACAGACCCAGTTAGGCAGCTCATTAGGCAAGGCATGGTGCTACATACTGGCGAAACCATGTTGGCTGAACATGTGCAACGGGCTGTTGCCGTCAGGTCACAAAATAGCGTTGCCTTATCGTCGCAACGGTCACCCGGCCCAATTGAGCTAGCGCGCTGTGCAGTCTGGGCAATCGCCCTAGCAAGTAAACCCAAGTCGGCAGGTAAACCGTTCTTTGTAGTAGCAAGTTAGTTAGTCTGCCTGTGGTGGTGTAGGGGTAACTATCCCTATTCTGTCGGGCCGTAGCCAGCCCCTATGCCACTACTTAACTGCAGCGATACGCCATACTTGACACATGGCAATTTTTAGCCGCGTCAATAAAGCCGCAATCAGCCCACCCCCAAAAAAGGCTGCAGCGGCAGGTGGGTACTCGCCCAATAGCGCCGGGTTGGGCGCAGCCATGATTGGGCAGTACTACACCTACCAAGAGGGAGACGCACGCAACCGCGCAGTATCCGTACCAACAATTAACAGAGCGCGTGACCTAATGGCAAGCGTTATCGGTTGCATGCCATTACGCATGTACAACGAAATTTGGAACGGCAACGAAATGGAAAAACTACCAATTGCGCCACGCACTTGGCTACGTCGACCCGACCCAACTGTTCCGTACCAATTTATTATGTCTTGGACATTTGACGATCTACTATTTTTTGGGCGCGCGTTTTGGTACATAACGAGCCGCACAGCTGACGGCTACCCAGCAACGTTTACCCGTCTGCCAGCCGGCTCAGTAACAACGCAAGACATGGTTGGCCCTGTCTGGTTCGCACCGTCACAGCAAGTATTTTTTAACGGCGGCCAACTAGACCCCAAAGACCTAGTGCAATTCTTGTCGCCTGCACAAGGCTTAATTTATGCAGCGCCCGGCGCAGTTGAGACAGCGTTAAAACTTGAGGCTGCACGCAATAGAAATGCCAGTTCAGCAATTCCAGCAGGCGTGTTGCGTCAAAAAGGTGGCGAACCTTTAAGCGCACAAGAATTGGCCGACCTTGCTGCAGCGTTTAATGCAGCGCGAGCAACCAACCAAACCGCTGCACTAAACGAATTTTTAGATTACCAAGAAACAGCAACCAGCCCAGACAAAATGCTTTTGATTGAGAGCAGCCAATATCAGGCGCTTGAGGCCGCACGCCTAGCCAACGTGCCACCGTACCTAGTGGGTGTAGCAACGGGTGCTTACTCTTACCAGTCAGCGCAACAGGCACGCGCCGACCTGTACATTTTTGGCGTCAAATTGTATTCCGAAGCGATCGCCCAAACGTTGTCAATGAATAACGTTTTGCCTAACGGCACATATGTAGAGTTTGACGCAGAAAGTTATTTGGAAGAAAACTACGTTGCAGACAAAGAAGATGAACCAACAGAAAACACACAAGAGCGCGTAGCGCAGAGGTAACAACATGATAAAACTAATCGCAGGCAACTTTACCGTTGACAAAAAAGCCGGAATGAGCACAGGCAAGCGCACTATTTCTGGCGTTGCTGTGCCGTACAACGTGTTTGCTGTTGTGTCAGACGGCAGCGAAATTATGTTTAAGCCGGGCAGCCTGCCAGTAGACGGCAGAGCGCCCCGGTTGTTTATGTATCACGATCACAGCCAGCCCGTAGGCGTAGTAACCGAACGCGTAGACACCACAGAGGCCATGATGTTCGCCGCCCGTATTAGCGCCACAACCCTTGGCAATGACGCGCTGGCTATGGCCGCTGACGGCACAATCGACCAAGTATCTGTGGGCGTGAACCCGATTAAATTTAGTTACGACGACGACGATCGCATGATTGTTGAGGCTGCCGATTGGATTGAGCTAAGCCTTGTGCCAGTAGGCGCATTTGGTGACGCAGCCAACATAACTGACGTTGCCGCAAGTATCCCCCAAAACCACCAAACCGTAAGCCATAATGAACCTGTGACCACAGAGGAGAAAAAAACCATGATCATCGATAACAGCGTTGCTGTAGAGGCAACTATCCCAACCCCAGCGTTGCCAGCTGCACCTAAGCGCAAATTTGACTTGCCGACCGCTGGCGAATACATGGCCGCATACCACATTGGCGGCGAAACATTCCGCAACGTACAGGCAGCCGTAAAAGACTTCGTTGCCAGCAAACAATCAGCGCTTGAGGCTGCTGCAGGTGACGTGGTTACCACAGACACGCCCGGCTTGCTGCCTGTGCCTGTGCTTGGCCCAGTAATGGACAACCTCAACTACATTAGGCCTGTGGTTGCAGCAATTGGTGCGCGCGCAATGCCAGACGGCGGCAACAGCAAAACGTTTATTCGCCCAACGTGGACAACGCACCCAAGCGTTGCCGCACAGTCAAGCGAATTGGCTGCAGCCTCAGCAACTACCCCAGTTATTGCGTCAAACGTAGTAACAAAAACTACGTTGGCTGGCCAAGTCACATTGTCGGTACAAGACATTGACTTTACTTCGCCGGCAGCGTTGCAAATTATTTTGCAAGATCTTGTGGGCCAGTATTTGCTGAAGTCTGATGACGTTGCTGCTGACGCAATTACCAGCGGCGCAAGCGCGTCAGGCTCAACGTGGACATACAACAGCACCGACCCAACCACGTTGATTGCTGCCCTTTATGACGCAGCAGTTGACATTTTGAGTGCCACCAACTTTTTGCCAGATCACATTTTTGTCTCACCAAACGTTTGGCAATTGTTGGGTCAACAGCTTGACGCAGAGAAGCGCCCAGTATTCCCATACACCGGGGCCGCTGGCCTTATGGGCGTCAACGGCGCAGGCGCAGCAAACATTACGGTTGCCAACACGTTTAACCCATTTGGGCTAAACCTTGTCGCTGACCGCAACTTTGCTACCAACACAATGGTTGTGGCGCGCGGCTCAGCAATCGAATTTTACGAGCAGCTGCGCGGCCTAATGTCAGTCGAAGTGCCGGGTACTTTAGGTCGCACGTTTAGCTACTACGGATACGTAGCAACGTTTATTACCTACAGCTCAATGGTCAAGTCAATTATTGTTAGCCCCTAATTAGAAAGAGGGTAGACAATGGCCGTTTACACGGTCACATTTAAGCAACTGTTAGACGGTTACGCCGTACTGCAAACGCTGACCCCTAACGAATTAGAGGTTGGGCGCAGCATTACCGTTGCAGGCGTAGGCGCGCCATTTAACGGCACGTTTACCATTTACGCGTTGCCACAGTACGAATACGTTGGCTTAGACGGCGAAGGCAATTTATTGTTTAACGTTGACATAGCTGTACCTAATCAGGTGCTGTTTGCTGCCGCTGGTGATGACGTAGATCGCACAGCAGCCACAGGCACAGTTACGTTTACGCCTGTTTGCACTTGGGTTACAGCGACACAAATTGAGGATTGGCTAGGCATAGGTGTAGCGACTGCAGCAGACCTAGCGTTTTTGACTGTGTGCGCGTCAGCCGTCAACGCAATGGCCTTTAGGCGACGGGTCGAAGCCGGGTATTTTGACAGCCTTACTACCAGCCCCAGCGGAGATGTAACGCTAGGTACGATCATGTGGGGCGGCGCGCTGTATCGCGCCCGTGGCAGCATTGACGTTTTTGCGTCATTTAACGAAATGGGAACAGCCCCCACCGTGGGCCTGTCGCCCATGATTAAACAGTTGCTGGGCATTGACCGCCCACAGGTTGCCTAATGCCCGTAGCCGCGTTTACAGACCTGTTTAACGAGGCGCTAGACGACCTAGCAGCGTTCCTAGGCACGGTCACAGGCCTGCAAGTAGTGACCGACCCACGGAACCTTGTGCCGCCCTGTGTCATGCTTGGCGCACCGTCATTTACAGCGTTTAACTACAACATTGTCAAGATGACATTTCCATTGCAGATAATTAGCCTTGGGCCAAGTAACTTAGACGCTATGCGCTCACTACTTAACACAGCGTCAAAGGTGTTAACCAAAAACGTTGCCATTGTTGCAGGTCGACCCACAACCCTAGAAATTGGCGGCGTCATGTTGCCTGCCTATGAACTGACAGCCGAAATGCAGGCGCAAACCGCATGACCTACATTGTTGTTAGCCCCCGAGTCGGTACGCCGGGCGACGTGTTTAACCCAGCCAGCGAGGCAGACGCGCAACGCTTATTAGCAGGCGGCTTTATTGCAATTGCTAACGAAGTATCCCCCAAACCAGCCCCAGCAGGGCGTAAAGTAAAACCAGCACCCGAGGAGTAACAACATGGCAACAAGCACCTACCTATCTAATCCAGCAAGCGTTAAAGTTGGCGGAGTGGATCTAACCGACCAATGCACCGCAGCCGTTATGACGGTTGTTTATGACACGCTAGAAGAAACTACGTTTGGAAGTTTGGCACGCACTTACGTCAAAGGGTTGGAAAACAATACCTGCACGCTGACGCTGTTTAACAGCTACGCAAGTGCCGAAACCTACGTAACGTTGTTGGGTCTTGTTGGCACGCAAGTAACAGTAGAAATTAAACCAAGCAGCGCCGCAATCAGCGCAACAAACCCAGTTTTGACGTTAACGTCAACTTTTATGCCTAACCTGCCTGTCGCAAATATGTCATTGGGCGAGCTCAGCACCGTCGACATTGAGTTTACGGGCGGCACATTTAGCCAAGACGTAACGCCGTAACACAACCAAACCAATAGACAGAAAGGCAATATGAAAATTAAACTTGCCGTCACCCTTAAGCCGGGCGACACACCAATTGAAGTCATTACCAATTTGCTGTGCATTACCGAATGGGAACGCGCCGAAGGTCGAAAAATGAGTGACGGGCGCGGCATTGGCGCTGGCGACATGGTGTCTTGGGCGTATTTTATGCTCAAGCAATCAGG